GAAGCCTGTCTCGCCTACAGGCATGTCATACCAGTTCTTGCTAGTAAGAAACTTATCAACATCAGCATGTTTCCAATTAAGGCTGGCATAGATAGCAGACCTGCGACTACCGCCCTGCATAACACGACGACCAATCTCATTGATCATCTGCATCTTTGGTATAGGACCGGAAGCAAGACCACCAGTGCCATTAAGTATACGTCCCTCTTCACGATAGACAGAATAATCAATACCAATACCACCACCTGTCATTAGGCAGGACTCAGACTTCCAAGAGATGTTAGCCCAATCTTCTCTGGTGTCTTCCTCTGCTTTAAGAAGATAGCAGTTATTAAAGAACTTGTTATCACGTCCAGCATAATAAAGATAACGACCACCGGGAATAAACTTCAGGTCGGTGATCATACGTTTCAATTCGTCTTTGTCCTCCTTCGGCAGGTAGTCCTGACATACATCGTCTACCAGTGTAGAGGATAGTGCATCCCATGTCTCACACCCATGATGGGCGTACTTGTGTTTGAATATGTCTTCGCTAAACTTAGAGCGAAACATTGGGTTTTCGTTAGAACGAAATTGTGGCATAGCTTTGTTCCCTTTCTAATTATCGTATTCCATTTCCAATATGAGTTGGGCATAGTGGATTGCTTTCTCAATATCCTTTCTTCCCTCCCCCTTAGTGCGATGTCGAGTAATGTATTTTATCACATTACCCTCCAGATAGTCAAGCCCATTGGCGTGAATATATTCAACTGGTTGTATCTTGCATCCCTTGTAGTGTTGTCCTCCTACCTGTTGTTCTAGTGCTTTTTCTTCTTTCATACGTCTAAGATAGTAATCATAGTTGCGTTCCCCTTTTGGGTAGTTTGCTTCGTCATAGGAAAGAGTTAAGCTTTCGTCTGATTTCATTTACATTCTCCGATGTCACAGCTTTGATTGCAAAGTTTCTAACAGTGTCTGGTTCTAGTCCAGCTAAGTGGCAAGTGCTTTCAAAGTTCTCACATGTCACACCAACGGTGGCAAACACCCATGCTGATGCTTGATCTCTTTGGAGAGAAGTCTCATTAGTTTCGTTAGGTTCTTTAGGCTTACTCATATCAAGCAGAGCTTGAAGTATAATAGCTAGATTAAGAGTTCTATCTGGGTTCTTTTGTGTTAGATCGTAGAGGCTATCGAAGTCAAGGATGTCACTCATCGTCAACCTCCTGAACGGGGCGATAAAATTTCCCGCCCACATAGTTATTGTAGTAGGCGGGTTCATCTGTTCCCTCTAACTTTGCTGTAAGAACTTTATAGATCATTTGAAAATAACACTCATAGTATCGAAGGCTCCTCTTGTTTTTGTACTCACCGACAACCTGAAATCTAAAATGTTTCTTGCCGATCTTCTTTATGTCTTCATTAAGATATTTACTAGAGCCTGTGTAAGTACGCCAGTTAGATTCTACTTTCTTACCTTTACGTGTTACATAATATTGTTTACAACCGATATAGGCTTTCTTAGTTTTCTTGTTTGTTATTCTATAAACAAAGCCAAAGTTATTCTTTTTGTCAAACTCTTTATGATACTCCCAATGCGTCACCAGTTAGTTACTTCCTCCACGTCAGGTTCTTTAGCCACGTTGGTAAGATACCTACGACCGTGTGCATACTTGAACACACGAATACCTTTGCCTTGATTAGCATCTGCCCAACAGTCTCTCTTATAGCCACAATAAACACAACTAACAGGAAGCTTACGGTTGCCAGACTTACCATCAGGTACATCGGTATAGCACCTATCAGGTAGAGCGTCCTGTGAAACCAATCCTTTAAGGTGAGAGATTCGCTGCTTCGCATTGATCATATCCATGTGATGTAGTTTGGTAAGACATATCTCTCCTGTTGATTTGTTGATAGCAAGGAATGCTGCCTGATCAATACCATTAGCTTCTGCATAGGCAGATATCTGTGCAACATAACCAAAGGGATCGTCCTCTGCTAACTTGTTATGCTTGAACTTGTCGAAGCCAATACCACTAGCAGACTTACAATCCACAACGACGCCATCAATAATACAATCCTGATGTCCGGTAACACCTTCTACCTCCACTTCCTTCTGTTGATCTTTAACTTCGTGTCCTGATATAGTAGAACACAGAAGTAAAAGTTCTTCAAGAATATAACCATACAAAAACTTGATGCGTGTAGCTGGTGTTAGATCAGCCTGATCAAGCGGCTTGTTGACATCGTACCAGATGCGGCGGTCTGGCTTGCCAATGGCAGAGAGCCTGAGATTACCACGATCTTTAGGCGTGTCATATAAAAAATCTTTAATGTGAACCTTTAGCATTTCACCAAAGGTATCTATGTGCTTATCTACTTCACTCTCGTCCATGTCTATAGGATCAAGTGTGAACAGACTGTATATGTCTTCAACGAGAGTGTCTATTGTTTTCATAATAAAAAGAGGGAGAGAGTAAGGACCAGAAACTCCCTCCCCCTTCCTTTCTACGCTAGGTTAAAAGGGAGCAGCTTCGTTCTGCTGCACATAACCTCCTTCGACAGGAGTAAAGTCTTCGCCCCCACCGCCAGAGTACTCAATGAAGTCAACTACCTGTACCGCTGCAAGGTCAGCAGATACACCAGAATTTCCAGCATAGTTCCACTCAAAAGGAATAGCCTTGACATTTACAGTGCTGCCGTTGGCTACCAGCTTGCCATCCCACAGATTGTTCTGTGAGTCTTTAACGATGGGTGCCTGACGTTGCGTACCATCCTTACGCATAACCTTACGCTTGATGGTTACAAAGTCACCACGATCATCGCCCTTATTTGCAATGGGAAGGCCAGCACCCTCAATGACTGAGCGATTGAGATCATCGACCTCAATCTGAATACTCCACACCGGATCAAACTTGGTGTTGGGTTCCGTGATGGAAGCATAGTGGCACTTGCCAGAAATGTAAATAGGATCGTTCATTATATTCTCCTTTATAAATACCGCACCATTGCGGCCATGAGTGGGGATCATTCCCCGATGCTGTCTACTACAAAACAACAGCATATATTATACCACACGAATTTGTAGAAGTCAATAGCTTTAATGTGTTTCTGCCCAATTATTTCCAACTTTATAATCGCAGTCCAGATCACACTTAAAGTTTAGTATATTCTGCGTAACTTTCATAGCCTCTTTTGTTATTTTAGCAAAGCTATCTATGTCTGGTTTAGCTACCTCAAACTGATACTCGTCATGTACAGAGGCGACAAGCTTGGCATCCAACCCATGCTCCCAGATCATACGATCCATCTCCACCAGCCACTGCTTACAGACGATAGCACCGGCACCCTGAAGCAGAGTGTTAAGGGCTGCGTGTTCGTGTCGGATATGTAGCTTCCTGCCATCAAGCCCTGTGATCCTGCCAGACTTAGCTGCCTCAGTCACAGTCTTTCGTAGCCTGTTCAGGGATGGCATGTTCTTCAGAAACTTTGCTATCAGTTCTTCTCCCTCTGCCCATGATCCACCTACGACAGTCCCTATCTTGCCGGGGCCAGCACCATAGAGAAAGGCGTAGATAAAAGTCTTTGCCTGATCTCTGGTCTGTAGTCCAGCAGCCTTCTGGTTGGCAGTGTGAACGTCACCTGTTAGAACTTCGTTGGTAAACTTCTCGTCACCCATGTAGTGTGCAAGACATCGAAGCTCAAGGCCACTGGCATCTGTACCAACAAGCTGATGAGTATCAGGATTAGAGATAGTCCATAGCTCACGGCACTCTTTACCGTAGGGAGAGTACACAGCAGGAACCTGTGCCATGTTAGGTTTGTGGTGTGCCATGCGACCTGTGATAGTCTTTAGTGTTAGCACTCTACCATGCACCCTGTCCTGATCACTGCACTCCTGTATCCAAGACTTGAGAAGTCCTGTTCGTTTCTGTAGAAGAAAGTAACGAGAGAACATCTGTGCCTCTGGTAGATCAATCTTGTCCAGCACCGCCTCATTGATCACTGCCCTGCCTGTCTCAGTGCGTTCAGTAAACTTCACGCCCATCTCTTCCAGACGTTCTGCAATGTGTATGCGGCTGGCAATGTTGAACTCTGTTACCTTATCCTTCAGAGGCTTGCCGGTCTTCTCTGATACTCGCTTCTCTACTTTGGCAGGAAACATATCTTGTGCTTTCTCTTCAAGTTTATATAACTCATCAGATAGATTTGCTTCCAGTATCATGGCCTTCATGATGTCAAAGGCAAAGCCATTCTCCTGTTGCTTGTCCACAATGCTACGAACCTGACGTTCCAGATTGTAAGACCTGTCAGAGAAGTCCTTGCCCTCTTTCTCCATAGCCATGCCAAGCTTCTGTGTTACATTAACATCCTGCTTGCAGTACTCCAACATCTCAGGAGAGAAGTAGTTGAAGTCGCTGTACTCTATCTTCTCAGAGCCTAGACGTTTGCCCCAAGCCTCAAGAGAGTGACCACCATCTCTCACAGGATTGTATAGTTGAGACTCAATCAGTGTGTCTCGTATCTGATCTAGCCTGATGTCAGAACCTGTGAGCCTGTTAAGAACAGGGGCGTCAAAGCTGATACCGTTATGCATAATAAAAGTATCAATGCGCTTTGACCACTCCCTGAACTCACCGCACTCAC